TAAATGCTATCGTAAATCTGTACGCTGGACCTATACCCGTTGCTGGAGTTGCCATATGTGGAATTCTGGAATCAAATATTGCAACACGACCTGGTTTAAATTCTATCGCTTTTACGATATCCTCTCCAGAAGAATTGTATAATAATGTTGAACCTCCCCAGTTAGATTTCCACTCTATATTTGCATAATATAAAAATGTTTTAGGTACATGATTTTGTTTTCTACCCATGTAATCCATGTGGATATTATAGATATCGCTTTTTATACCTAAATTTACATATGCTGATTGTATATTGGAAGACATATCTAGAAAAGGTGAAAATATATTTCTCCTCCTTTCGTCAAGTAATCCAGATAAAACTATATCATCATCCGTTAGTTCAGAAACTAATCTATCTTGTGGATTATTTTGTACATCTTGCCGACTTTGATTTCCCAAATAGTATGAACGTTTCATACACATCATGTAAATCAAATTAATTTCGTTATAGTTAAAACAGTCGTCTAATATAATTATATTACTGCTTCCAAATACATCATCTTCATAATTTAGTTTCTGGATTTTGGGAGATATAGTCATGCCAATAAAAATTTTCATCTTCATACAGAGGACATGGTTCCTCAAAGAGGATGTCCATTTTGTATTTAGTTACCCTGCCCAGCAGTTCTATAAATTCTTTATCTTGAATACTCATCTATTTTGTCGAGAATTCTGTTTAATTCGTAGTGTGCTCCGTCATGCCACTCACCACCTTTATTAATATGTGTTCCATTATAAAGTTCATTCTTACATTTCAAAACAAAGTTTTTAATCTCGTCTCTAGTCATAGTATTTCTAGGCACAAGCACTTAAGCAATTACAACTATGTATAAAAAAAGGACCCCCTTGCGGGAGTCCTGTGTCGGTTTATGAACAAGATATCACATGAGGTTCTTGATAGTAACTCTTCTGTAATACTGGTTACGGTTTGCAGTGAGATCTCCTTGGTCAGGATCACCATTTGCCTTAGTAACGAATGGGTTCGCAACCATGCCGTAGCGGGTCTTGAACGCAATCTTGGGCTGGAAGGTGTTAGGATCGATGCTGCGTAGTTGCTGGAGGGGAACATATGGGCAGTAGAATAGACCTGCGTCATATGCATTAGAACCCTTATAACCCATTACATAGTAGTGGGTGTCAGCGATGTTAGCAGAATATGGGTCAATGTAGACAGCAATGCGTCCGTTCATTGTACCAACTCTGAGGTTACCGGTATCGTCAACTTCGCCAATACCAGGACCACCTGCACCGTTTAGACCTGAGGAATAGTCAAGAACACCTGCCATTGCCATTGCGGAAGCAACGTCAGCAGAAGTGATCATGAAGTTACCCTTGCCTCTACGGGTCTCTTGTGCGATAGCGTTAGCGTCACGCTCCATCTGGAACATTAGACCCTTCCACTTCTCAACAGACCAACGTCCGTTGGAGTCAACGTCTAGGTCGAATAGACCAGCGGCAGCAACGTTGTTCTGTGCGCCAGGCTTAGCGATGGTATAAACTGTACGAACAACTTCACGGTTGATTTCAGCAAGAATCTCGCTGGAAAGAAGGTTCGAAAGTTCTCCCTCTGCATCAAGACCATGAATTGCTCTGAGGTCTTGTGCTAGTTCTAGAGTGTACTCTGCTTTGAGTGCTCTGGTTCTTGCGAACACAGAAGTCTTCTCAATGCTGAATGACATCTCGTTGAATAGAGTTCCTGCTGCTCCTAGAGTCTCAGCAACGTCTCTTTCAATTCCACGAACTCCAGATGCTCCACCCTCGTAAGAACCACCGTCGTTGAGTAGACCAGGGTTTGCTTCTAGGTTGCCAGCTTGTTGTGACTGAACAGTTCCTAGTGGTGATAGGTTATCGCCACCGGCACCTGTGTAATCAATGTTGTAGTCTGCAATTCCATTAGTCTCTGAAGAAGGAGATGTAGCAGAGAAGTTAGGATCAGGTTCGTTGAAGAGTGCTTCAGGACCACCGCGTAGGGTAGAACCTTGCTCCTGATACTGTGACTTCATTGCGAAGATTAGTCCAGTAGGACCGTTCATGGGCTGAACGCCACAGATGTCATATGCCATTAGGTTAGGCATTGAACGTCTGATTAGTCCAATTAGAATTGGGTCGAAACCAGCAAGTCCGCCTGTTTCAGGAGTAGCTGCTAGTCCGCCACCGGATAATGCTCCTCCGGTTGCATCTAAACCACCAACAGTGTTGGGGGCTTCTGTTAACATGCCACGCTCTTGCGCGATCATGTTTGCTGTGTTCTCTAGTAGTTGAGCGGTTACTGCTTTCTTATGCTTATCTTGAATAGACTCGCCTTCGTTAAGAACAGGTGCCCACTTATTTACTAGAGCTCTTGGGGTTGTGTCCAACATTTTTTTAGCTCTGTGTTAAAGTGTACTGTTAAAAATTACGAATTCCAGTTACGAAGAACTCTTACGGTTGCCGCCATTGCTGGTGACATCTCCTCAGTGATTTCTACTGGATTTTCATCAACTGTAGACTTGACTGCCTCGGTCTTAAAATAAGACTCGCGGATAGTGGTGAGTTTCTTTGTGTAATCCTCTGTGGATTTGAAATCTACACCCTCAGCAAGTGCTGCTAGTTTTTCTTTCTGAGTATCAGCTAGACCTTCTGAAACTTGGTTCAGAATTACGACGCTTTTTACCTCAGAGAGTTGCTTACTAATTTCAATATTGCTCTTAACTTGCTCGTTAAGGCGGTCTTCCATTTCACGAATAGTTTCAGCCATTCCTTCTACGACATCAATTTTGTCGTCTGGAATATTGACGTGGTTCGCACTTAATACATTAAGGAAACCGGAAATAAGTTCCTCATTAAGTTCGTTTTTGATACCACGATCAATCGCTACTTGGTTTTCTTCCAACCAGCGGTTAATAGCGTAGTTCACTGTGCCATCAACTTCCTCGCTAATTTCTGCCTTAGCAGTCGATACTTGCTTATCAAGTTCAGTGGCAAAGTGTTCTACAAGCTTGTCGTACTCTTCAGAAATCTTAGCTTTAACTGCTGCTTCGAAGATGGTTTCAATCTTCTCTTTGTACTCTTCAGTTAATTCTAGACCTTCTGTGAGTGCTTTTACATCATCAGATACATCAAATCCTTCGAACGATGGTTTGATTGGATATGTTACCGCAGGACCTACAGATGTAGCATATGCTACTTCAGCACCGACAGTAGGAGCGGGGTCAGGGTGATGATTACCATGACGCTGTTGTGGGTCGCCAGATACTTGGGAAACAGGAGCGGCCGCTTTGGCACCAGGATTCTCTTCTCCATCTTCATCATTACTGTGAAGTGGTGCGGATGTACTTCCACCTAAATCTGTAACTGACTGTGTTCCTGGTACAACGTCGGTTCCCACTGTTGGAGCGGGGTCACCGGACATTTTATTGCGCTGCTGGGGATCACCCGAAACAGCGGATGGGTCCGAACCAGAACCAGGAATTACGTCTGCCTTCACAGTTGGAGCGGGTTCCGCTGTCATTGTTGGCATACTTTCCATCAAATTGTTCTGAGTTACAAACTCACCAAACTTTTCGTTTAACATATCTGACATCTGAGTTTCCCTCTTAACTTTGATATTTAGTGCTGTAGTTATTTATTAAATTAATTTGTTTGAGACATACGCCTCAAACGCTTTCACAATGCGCTCTTGGAGCTCATGTGATGGAGCAGTATCTATGCTGCGCTTCATTTCTGAAATGTGGCGTTCCTTTAGGATGCCACCTTCCCATACCCATTCTTTACCTTCCATGATTCCATTAACAAATGCATCAGGAGCGGAAGGATCTGCTACAATATCAGCAGCAGTAGCGAGCATAAAATCGTCACGAACATAATTAGCACCATTCTTTTCTTCTAGGGAACCCATACCTCGGGAGGAAACTCCTAGCTTCACACCTTCATTAATTAGATTCTTTGCCAATGCACCTTGTGGCATTGACTCTAGAATTTTTGCTTTACCAATAAAATTATTTCCCTCTTTTCTTAGGGATGTAATTTTATGTGAGATAAGATGTAAGTTGATAGTTGGACCATCAGGGTGTCCCAGTTCTCCAACTGCTCTACCAGACTTTACATACTCTTCGTTATATCTACCAACTTCTCTTTCTAGAACTGATAGTGGATAGACTCTACCATTACGATTTTTAATCTCGGACTGAAGAAATACTCCTTCAATATACAGATTCTTTTTGCCATCAGACTCTTCAGTGAGAATCTGAACGTGTTCAAAATTTCCTTCTGTAATTAGTTTCATTCTTCTGGTTCCTCTGTGGTATTATCCATAATCTCGTCATACATTGTTTGAGCAACTACTTGTTTGTAGGTGTCAATAACTTCTGACGATTTAGCAAGCATCACATCATTGAGAAGGTCAATAGCAGTTGCACGGTCGCCATTTGAAATGGCATCCACTGCCTTCTCTAGAGATTGATTAGTATCAGACATAACTATAATTGGTTAGCAATATTATTTATTTAGACGAAGAACTTGGTTTAGACGCTGGAGGTTTAGGCGCAGCCTTCATTTTCTTCATCTCACGCTCATGGTCTGCAGCAGCAATCTCTTGCTCCCTTTCATGATCGTCAGCATCTGCTTGTGCTTCCAACTCTGGAGCAAAAGCATCATTCTGTCTATCCATCATATCGAATGTATTAATATCAGCAGGTGACATAGCAAGACCAAGATTAATCTCAGCGTTCATTTGCTTATCAATCTCCTTATATTCTTTCTCACTTTGTTGGAGAACGTTTTTACGAATCCATTCAATAGAAACGTACTTGCCAACAAACGGATCAAACTGTGTGGCAATTTGAATTCTTTGTAAGTTAAGTTCTGCTTCTTTGAGTTCGTTGAAGTGATTGTCGAATAGAAAATCATATTGAATATGTTCCTTCATCTCCTCCCAATCATCGGGAGTAATAACACGCTTAAGAACTAGTTGCGTCTTCAACATATCATTGAAGATTTCGCCAAACCTCTTGCGGAGACGACCAATAAACTTAGTGAACTTCAGTTCATCTCTAAGTACCTCAGTTGTTTTACCAAGATTAAATCCTTTGTTGTCGTCAGTTAAACGTGAAGGTGGTAGGTTAAGTGAGTTGTAAAGTTTCTTCTTGAAATACTCAAGGTCTTTAAGTTCACCAAGATTTTGACCACCTGGTAGTACAGAGATTTCAGTTCCTCTACCACCCTCACGACGAGGAAGCCAGAAGTCTTCAAGCATACTCATATGCTTTTTGTCATCTCTAATCTCACCAGTGTTTGCATCATAAACTAATTTATTACGATAGCGGTTCATCACATCTCTAAGGTATTGCTCTGCTTTTACCTTAGGTAGATTACCAACATCAATGTAAAAAATTCTTCTTTCTGGTGCGCGTGATAAACGATAGATAACAATCGCATCCTCAATCATACGCAACTGATTATGTACTTTGATTGCCTTATGCAGGAAACTAAGAGTCATTTTCTTAGTCATATCTTGCAGTCCAGAACCGCAATATGTAATAGCATCTGCTGCAATCCTCACACCTTGACTAATACCATAGTCAGAGGTTCCAGTTACTGCAGGTAGATTGCCACCAAAACCTTTAGGATTATAGACATAGTAATCAATGTACTCACCCCAGTCATACTCCAAAGCACTGCCTTGGATAGTGTGTTTTGTTTGCTCATCTTTGCCAATCTTCTGTCTAACTTTTTTAATTTTAAGAGGATCAATCTGTCTTAGTTCAGTGATACCCTTAGTTGGATTAGCAAGATCTACAACTTTGTGATAATATAAACGACCATCAATATACCATTGCCTAATAATATTGTGTGCATTTAAATCAAAATTAAGGAGTTTAAGAATGTATTCAAACTCATCTCTAATTTTTCTTTTTAATGTTGCCCCCGCTTGTAAATTTGATAACTCAATTTCTACAGGTGCATCTTTAGCATCAGTAACTAAAAATTCATTTACAATTTCATCTACAGAAGAATCAATCTCTGGATGCAACGCCATAGCACGATAGCGTTTAATTAAATCAAATTCATTTCTGGCATTACCACCTTCAACATCAACATATGTACCAAAATAACCACCGGCTACGGTGGTTACGTCTTCATTAGAAGACGGCGGAACTGGAGATTGACCCTTCAGCTCCGCCGGATTGTTGATGAGAAATCCAAATAATTTACTCATAACATAAGGTCTATAACTGTGCTATGACCTATTTATAGAAGTAAATTAGTTAGTTACTCCAGGGTTGTTACTTGCACCTTCTCTACCACCTGCGGCAGCCTGCCAGTAGGAATACTGGAACTCAACTGTAAATTCTTCAATCTGGTCATTGCTATCATAAGCAAGATCGATTTGAGAAACTGAAGTTGGGAAAGCGTACTTAAGTTCGTATGCTCTGATGATTCTACCGTTAGTACCTGCACCCGTTACATCTGTTTCTTGTCCTCTTTCCAACTGGTTGACGACAACATCAACTGAATACTTATCATCTCCAGCAAGGTTAGGAAGATCCGCACCATTAAAGTTATGGTTGTTAATTGCATTCAACCATGCTTCAAAGTATGCTCTACTCTTCATGTCCTTATCAGCAAAGAATGTAGCAGACCATGTATCGAAGGTTCTATCACCTGCGATTTTAATTGTTCTACCACGGAAAGGAACTTCAATAACACCCAAGTTGGAACCTGGTAGTGCTGCTGACTTACATAGAAGGTCAGTTAGTTTCTTATCTTCTGCACTCAATCCCACAAATTCTGGGAATGGAATGCTCACACTGAACAGATTTGGTTTTACACCTTGTCCAATCTTTGTGATAAATGAACTCATTGATGCCATGTTTTTTTACCTCTTTTTTTGTTGTTTGGAAAAATAATTATCACTGACCAACTACTTCAGAGAATGATACTCCGGTTCTTGTAGCAGTTAATGTAACTGTAATAAAGTTAACAGAGCGTACTGGTTGCAGATAAATATCCGCAACAAACTCGTTACGATCAATAACTGATGGGGTGTTATTAGAATCGTCACAAACAACAAAGAAATCTGTTAGTCCTCTATCTGCTTGAATTTCAGAAAGGTAGGAATTAACAGCACCAGAAAAACTTGCTCTTGTAAGAGAATCATTTTGTTCAAATAATACTCCCTGGGAAAGAGCGTCAACTCGCCTCTCGATATTGAGGAACAAACGACGAACGTTAATTCTATCGAATGCTGATGGTGAAGCAAGTGCTGTCTTGTCACCAAACAGCGTAATACCACTACCACGAAGAGATACGATAGGATTGATTCTTTCAGAATATAGGTCGTCTCTATCGGATTTATTTGGGTTATATGCTAACTTAATTGCATTTCTTAGTGAACCTCTGTTCAATCCTGCAGGTGAATACCAGTCAGCAAGTGCAGCGGATGTTGAAACGCATAGTCCAGCAACGTCTCCGTTGCAAGGCACATAACGGAACACGTCATTAAAACGGTCATAAAGATACTTATAACCAGAATCAAATACTGCGTATGATGTGGATGCTAGGTTAGCAAAATAATTAAGAGTATTAGTCTTAGCAGCTGCTGCTGATAGTGGAGTATCGCCATTAAGTTGATTTCCTTTATGTGGGGAAACAAACGCTACACAATCTTTTCTTTCGGTA